GCAAGCTCCACAACATGCGCTCATGCTCAGGGCGGAACTCACGCATGACTTCTGTCAGCTCGTAGTTCATATCTTCTTGTACACGCAGTGCTGCTTCTTGCTTGTCTGGGGTTTCTTTGCCCAAAATTTTTGTACGTACCGGCCCTTGCGCGGGGAATGTCTCGGTGATGGTCTCTGACTTAAAGCGAACCACGGCCTCTGTAATCATAGGGTGGAACACGCCAGACGCGCCGTTCCACGGTTCCGTGCGCTCTTCGTACTGGAGTCCCAACAGCTTGATGCCTTCTGTGTATGCGCGTTCCCAATCCTTGCGGGAACTCTTGTCTTGCTCAATGTCTCCGGCCAACTCGGAAGCCATTGACATGATGTCGCCTTCTTCCAGCGTCTCGGCCAAGTTCTCGTCAAACTTGTTGTCTTCGCCTTTACCAATACTTATCTCCAAATCCCCTGCGCGGATGTTGACCTCTTCGGGATCAATGATCTCAATCTCAATGGCTTCCTCGTCTTGGGCAAGCGACTCTATGCCTTTGGGCTGTTGGAACAGAGCTTTATCTATATTGGTGGCCATCATTTATCCTCAGTAGTACGCCGCCATACGGCGCTTGAAAAATCGGGGTTCGTCTGGCTCATCTGTGTCGATTCTGATGAAGCCGCCTTGTCTGACGCGCAGTAGTGCTTGGGTGGTCGTGTCCACATAGTCATCGTTCTCCCCCACAGGGAAGGCCGCAACCTCTTCAATCACTTCGCGTGCCCAGCGTGTGTCAGGTGCCCATACCAGACCGGAAGCAAACATGTCGGCTACGGCATTGACACGCACCATCTTATCGTTTCCACGGCTGGGTGTAAATTCCTGCACCGGGATGCCCATCGCCCGAAGCTCTTGTATCAGGGGGCCACCAGCGGCTTTCTTCTCCACAATGAACGCATCCGGCTCCCATTCCTGCCAGTGCTTGAAGGCCGACTGCTTTAACTCGGGGAACGGCATCCTGTCCTTGAACGCGTCCAGCAGTATCACCTGCGCCTTGCTGTTCTCTTCCTCGTTATAGAACACGCCCCACGTTGTACACGCACTGTAGTCAGATGTGCTCTTGGTCTCGTGCGCCGTGTCCCAGCTTTGGATTATGTACTCGCAGTCAGGGGGTGTGTCGTTTGGCCAAATGCGCCAGAATTTTCTGGAGATGATTGCCGCCGTGTCGCTGGTTGGCTGCTGCATGTACTGCGCGTTCCAGTACCGTGGCTCCATTGAGGACTTGGCGCTTAGGAGGGACTCCAGCGGCCACTGCTCTGGCCAGAGCGACTTCTCGTTCTCCGTGCCTTCGTGGAGTATTGCTGGAAGTTCTACTATTTCCCACTGGGGTGAGTCCGGATTATTGACTTGGTACTGTATGAGGCGACCTGTTAAGTCCAACGGCCCCCAGCGTGTCATGATGACAATGATTGCCCCGTTGGGCATCAGTCGTTGGAGTGGGCCTGTCTGGAACCACGACCACGCGGTGTCAAAGGCGAGTCGGCTATTGGCTTTAACATCTTGCTCAGAATGCGGGTCGTCGATAACGAAAAGATCAGCTCCCCGACCAGCCAGAGCACCACCAACACCGGCAGCGTAATACTGACCGCCAGCAGCAGTAGACCACTTGCCAGCAGCCTTCTGATCGTCTGCAATAAGTGTTTGGGGAAAGAGTTCATGGTAGTGCTCATCGTCCAGTAAGTTTCTAACTCTGCGGCCAAAGTCCTCAGACAGCGATGCGGTGTGCGTTCCCATGATGATCTTCTTGTTAGGGAAGTTGCCAAGGAAGTAGGCAGGGAACAGGTAACTGGAGAACTCCGACTTACCCATACGCGGCGCAATATTGATAATCACCCGTTTTTTTTCTCCTTTAATTACCGCATTGAAGATGCGAGCCAGCTTCCTGTGGTGCGGCCCGACCTTGAATCCGGGGTAGACGTGCAAGGCAAATTTAATTATGTCTGTGCGTCCAGCTACCAACGCGTATCGCTTCTCGCGCTCCTCAAGCATATCCATTAACTCCACTTTCTCTTTAAGAGAAAGCGTTGGGAGGGCACGCTGAATAGCCTGCGCTTCAGTCGGGCTGAGCGTCAGATCGTTCAGTTTCATCTTTGCTCTCGTTTATTACTATGTCTTCAATGGGTTCAGCGTCCGTCACACCCATGAACTTGGCCAGCTTCTCTTTGAGCTTGCGGTCAATCTCTTCGTCGGTCAGGTCGGTCTTTTTGATTTCAATCTTGTCGGTAAACAACCCAATCTCTGTAACTTTACCCAGTAAGCCTAAAGCTTTTAAGCGGATGTTGGCGTTGGGAGATTGCGTTTCTTCAAACAACTTGGCCACCGTGTACCCGCGAAGCTCCTTGGCCATCTGTACAAATTCCCAGTCATAGGCTGTCAGTAGGCCCGTTATGTGGCGCACAGCGGCTGGGGTTTTAAGTTGAAGCAGTTTGGTTTTTTGTTCGTCGGTGTCTTGGTCAGACACAATCATCTTAAAAGCGTCGCGGGCCAGATGCGCTTGGTTTTCTGTGTTTACGGTGTCGTCAGGCGTTGCGCCCAGTTCTTCTAACCACTGCGCGGTGGCAATTTGTGCCGACAGAAGATCCGCCGTGTCTACAGCATCAATTGACATGAAGTCTTCCAGACTGGCGGTGTCTGGTGAAAATTGCACCAAGTGCTCCAACATATTTATAAGCTGTGTTTTTTCACAGGGTTGTTGCGCATTGGTTTGCAGTGTACACTTATTCCAAGCAAATGCGCAAGCAGATGCTTCTCCTAGACTGCGAAGTCTTTTAACCCCTTGTCAGCAATGACCGGGGGTTTTTTTATGGGCGGTTATTTATAAATTTTATAAAAATTTATGGGGGTAGGGCTGTTTTGACTTGACGGGGGGTGTGTTGTAGATGTTAAGTATTACAGAAGTGCTGAGAATCGGTGGGGAATAGTGTTCACGTGACACCGCTGCTCAGCTCACCATAAGGGGTCATGGGGGTACGGTGGGGTCTAAGGTATACACATATGTCGTGTCAAGGGTATAGCACAACCTGTTTGTGCTATAATAGATTCATCGGTTGGGAATTCCAGTCCCAGTCGATCTGTTGCCCCGCCAGTTGCGGGGTTTTTCTTTTGGAGCTTTAACCGTGAAACTTGCAACACACATCAATACCAACACCTACAACGCCATCGTGCCTACTCTGAAACTCGCAGACATCTCGTCTGTCAGTTTGCTGGAGACATTGATTAAGAACGGGATAGGCACACGCAAGGATGCTGTGCCGTACGTTGTGTACTACGTCAGCCTGTTACCTACGAGCAAGGTCAAGGCATACGAGGGACAGCGTGGCTTGACGTTCGGGCGAGGCACTGCTGAGCAGAAACGCACAGACAGGATTCTTGACAACATCTTTGTGGATGTGGAAACCGCCACACCGAAACCAAAGACAAGCAAGAAGATCGACAAGGTTGCTCGCCTTGTGACAGCGTACGAGGGAATGACTGCTGCTGAGAAGCGTCGCTTTTTGGCTGCAATCTGAAACTGGCAGACATCTTGTCTGCGAGTTTTTTCAAAGCGGCGTGGATGTCCTGTCCCACCGCTGTTTCTTTTCTTGTCCATTCAGCCCCTGATCGTTCAAATAATTTGATCGGTCGCATTCAACTTAACTGGAAAGTAATCATGAAAAACCCATCAGCAACTAAAAAAGGTAGCGGTCGTTATCACAAGCAAGGTCATAAGAAAAACAAACCCGCTAAGAAGTAAGGCGTAGTCAACTCTGCAAACCTAGCGTGCTAGGTTTGCGGGGCAATCCTGCCCGATTCAACTGGAAAGTAATCATGACAAAGTCACAACTGAAAGAGATCCGCCAAATCATGGCGCATGAGTACCGCATGGCTATCGTCTGCAAGCGTAGCTTCACACCAATCTGGTATCTGTTCGTTTAAGGGAGAACGCCGTGAAAGTCAAAAGAATCAAGATACCTACCCGCTTTAGCTTTACTCTGACCGAAGCGGAGATTGGTCACATCATCATCGCCCTCAACTACATAGGCAACGACACGCTTGTGTGCGACGACACCGAAGCCCTCAACACCATCATTGCCAAGCTCAGCATCCCTCTGGCGTACAAGGCGCTGGAACAAACCAACAAGGTCTAACCATGAAACCATCAATCAAAGCCAAACTCAGCGCCCTCAAGGCGCAACTCAAAGCCGACGAAGAACTCAGGCTCAAAGACCCACGGCGTGCGGAAGCATTGCGACAGGCAAGGTGGGATTGGTATGTTTGGGAAGAAGACTGGCACACCATAAAGACCCAATGCAAACAGCTCAAACTCCTCTGACAACAGGCAAACTGGCAGACACACTGTCTGCCAGTACAGTAACTAATCCTTCTACTGTGTTTATATACAGTAGTGGGTGTCATACCCACCATTTTGCGCACTTTGCCAACCTAGTGGGTATCGGCATCGTCAATACCTGCGGGGCTTCAAGCGTTGTCCAGCCCACAATACCTATATATATATAAGAGAATAAAAGATAGATATATATATATACGGGGAAGTGGGTGTGGTTTTGTTTGAAAAAAAGAAAAAAGGTTTTAGTATTCTGTAAATCAGATAGGTATTGGGGGATGGTACTATGCAAACCTCGATGTTTACTGGTAAATTACCGCACCCACTAGGTTGTCCCCTCCCGCAAAATGGTGGGTATCACAAGGCAACAAGTGGGTATCTCCCACTAAAACGAAAGGTCTTTCTCATGCAAAAGGACTACAAAAAATGTGCTAAATGCGGGACAGAAAAACCCCCTGCACAATTTAACCGCCGACTTTCTCGTGCACAAATGCAAGCACGAGGTATGAGAGGTGCCGTGCTGATGACCATCAGTTCAAAGAATTGCAAGGACTGCCAACCCAAACGCAAGCCCCCACGCAAGCAAACACCCAAGCAACTGCACAACATGGTGGTGAGTGGCGACATCAGCGAACCAAGGGCAAAGGAGATCCTAGCCGAACGCGAACGCATGGCGCGGCTCATCATGAGCAAGGCGAGATATGAGGCGTGGGTTGACCAGTGGAGGAAAGAATTAAAAGCGGTGTTGTCGCCTATGGGTTACGAGATACATAAAGTGAAAGCCCAACTGCGCTACGCACATGAGGTGGGCAATGCTGCCTATGAAGGACTGCTGGAGAAGTACTTGTCAATACTGACAAGGGAGAAGGGGCGCATCCTGCTCGACTACGAGGCAGACCCACACAAGTACAAAAGGATTAAGAAAGATTGGTGGGACTTGGTGTCCGAGTTCGGGCTTGAGTCCCTGCGTGACAGGTGGATGAGCATAAGAAAGGAGGACAAGGCACGGATGAAAGTGCCTGAGCTATTGGTGAGAAGGAAGTAACTGGCAGACATGGTGTCTGCCAGTTTGTACAAACAACTTTGGGAGAGAAGAATGAATGTGTACAAAATAACTGTTGATGTGTGGGTGGTGGGCGACGATGAAGCTAGCGCCATCGACAACCTGATAGGTGAGATGGACTACCTGATGGGGTTTGATGCGGTTGACTTGAAGGTGCTCGGCTATGAGCATCCGCAATACGCCGTGTTTGACGCGGAAGCAACTAAAAAGAACAAGGAGATAACAGAATGAGGTTTAAAGATGTGCCCGATGCGGCATGGGATGCCGAGCCTACGCCGATACCAACCAAGACAGTGGTGTCGTATGACTGGGATGCACTGCGCTTAGTCCTTGAGACTCAAGGCTTTGTTGTCATTGAGTCCGAAGTAACACGCCGCTTGAGCACAGGCGCAGATGAGTCCGTGCTAGTCAAGATGTTCAACAGTTACATGAGGACTACTAAGAAAACAAAACTGTTCACTCGCAGACTCAGCAACACACGCTGGGTATGCGTAACTCAAAGGGAGGTAACAGAATGAAACTAAAACAAATACGCCGAAGGGCAAAGACCCACTACATATCAGAGGAAGGCTTCAAGTTCTTGCGTGGTGCCATAGGCAAGCGATGCCGTACCTATGCAGCAGGGTGCCCCACTTGTGATGAGTGGCGCTTTCGTGACGAGCATGGGCGGTTCGTCTACAACTTTGAAGAGTTGAGGGTATTCATGAACACAACAGAGGGAGAAGCAGAATGAAGATTGAAATTGATATTGATGAGTTAATTGAAGAAGCAGTCAAACACATGGAGGACGAACAAGATGTGCGCTGGTCTGTCGGCATGGCACTACAAACGCTGTACTGGGACAAGGTGGACGGATGGGCGGGCATACAAGAACGCCTTAAACAACGCTACCTCGACCACGTCAAAGAAAACACGCTCTCGTAAAGAGGGAACACTCATCGTAGAAAAACTGGCAGACATGGTGTCTGCGAGTTGCGTCGTTGGTGCGCTTCACCAACAAATCAGTAAAGGAAAGTAACCATGAACCAAGTAAACCAAACCGAAATCAACGCAGTGGAACAAGCAACCGAAGCACCACGCGAGGTATCACAACCAAAGCCCACACTTATCCACACCCTGCTTCACGCAATCAATGAGCACATCGACACCCAAGTTGACGCAAAGGTCAGCGCCGTGCTTGAAGCTCATGGTGCTGTGAAGTACATCGACGAGTCGTTCAGGGAGGCAATCAAAGACATCGCAGAAGAAGCGATAGATGAACACAACGACACAGAGGAACACCTGAACAATGAATCGGTGTTGGAGTTAATGGACGACCGCATCACTGAACAAGTCCGCAGAGAGGTGCGGGACATTGACATCAGCAACCAAGTACATGACGCAATCACTGACTATGACTTCGACGACAAGATGGACTGCTATGACTTCGACGACAAGATAGAGACATACCTCAGCAACAACGACTACATTGATAACGACGCTGCAATAGATTTGATTACAGAAACTGTGGAGGAGATGCTTGACAAGAAACTGAAGGAGGTGTTAAAGAAACTTTTGGAGAAATTAGATGGAATTTGAAGACCTAGACCAACGAGCCAAGGACAACGCCATACACCTGTATGGCGAGCCGCCTGATGATTGGTGGGAATGTGTGTACGACCGCTTCAAAGAAGATGGACGCGCTAAGGGTTTCGTCATTGAGGAAATTCAATTCAGCGGGTTCTCTTCTCAGGGCGATGGTGCTTCGTGGACAGGATGGGTTGAACTCATTCGTCTCATTGAGCACTTCATCACACACGAACATCCTGAGTTCTCAAGGTACACAGTACTGGTCGAGCTTATGCGTAATGTGTGGGTTGACCCAACGATGGGCGTATCACGCAAGTCGTTCTACTACAACCACTCAGGGACGATGAGCTATGAGGGCATCAAATGCTTTGCGTCTTTGGGTGAGAACAACGGCGATGTCATAGAGGAGGGCATCATGCAGGGCGCGGCAGTGTATGAGTTAGACCAAGCAATCGACACCGAACGCTTGGTCTGTGAGCTTGAAGAGTTTGCGATTAGTCGGGCAAAAGAATACGCCGATGAAATCTATAACGCTTTGAGAGAGGAGTATGAGGGCTATACAAGTGAAGAAAACTTTAAAGAACTCATATACATCAACGGCTGGAGATTCAACAACAAGGGAGAGGTAACCGATGGGGTATAGATCAAACGTAGCGTATGTCATACGCTTTGAAAACACAGACCAGAGAGACACATTTGTTGAGTTGGTTAAACATCGTCGAGATGACGCACTGACAGAAGCAATCAACGACTGCGAGACAAGGTATGAGGCACCAATCATCACCTACTACGCGGAGGACATCAAGTGGTACGAAGGCTATGAATATGTGGAAGCACATAAAGCAATCATGGAGTGGGCAGTCGAGCTGTACAAGAACGCAGGGTATCGCATTGTGCAAGTCGGTGAGGATGGGAAAGAGGAAGTAAATGAAGACGGGGACACCGATGACCTTTACGACTACATCTACTCATCACATGAAGTCCACACAGATTTCCCCGCACTTAAACAA